TATCTAGTCATGAAAGACACAACTGGTTCGAATGAACTTGGATCTAACACTACACCACTGCTCATCAATGGAATGTATGGACAGTAGAATGCAGCAGCATCAGACTCACTAGTACCTTTGTAGCCAACAAGTACAGCAGCATTATCAGCCGCATATGTGTTGACATACACTTTCATTGCACTATTTAAAGTTCCAACTAACTTAGTGTTTGTTGGTGCTTCAAAAGTACCTTCAGTAGTACGAGCGAACGCAGAAGTTGTAGCAGATTGTAGAATTGTTAACGCAAATGGGCTAACAACTGCAAAGTTACCTGCACCTCTTCTTGTTCTTTGAGCGATCAAGTTTGATACTCTGTTAATTTGAACTGCAAGAGCAGCATGCTCATCACCAACAAAAGTAGCTGTACCAGATACAGCAGCTTGGTCATAAGTCTCAGCGGCTGTTCCAGACAATGTAGTTAAGCTCTGAATGATCTCTTGATCAATTTCAGCGGTAATTTCTTGTGCTAAAGCAGCCATAATTTCTGCTTCTACATCAATACCGTGCATGGACTGAGCGTCCTGTGCAGCTTCAAAAGTCCAACGAGCTGATAGCTTTCTGGATTTTGCTTCTACAGTCTGTTTTAAGATCTGGATGGACATTTTACGTCCTGGCAAACCTTCTTTGGTTGCAGTTGCATCAGCAACACCAGACGGATCTGTACCCGTACCTGAATATGCTGTAGCAATTTTGAATGGGCTAAGAGCCTCTTCACCTGCTGTTGCGTTATCGTTGCTTTCAGCGTAACGAACGCGAAGTGTGTGGATCTGACCCACTGGTCCTGTCATTGGTTGTACGCCTACCAATTCGTTAGCAATAACTGTTGGCATCACACGTCTGATGACTGGAAGAATCACACGATTAAGTGTCGCGATATTACCGGCGGAAGTTGCACCTGTGCCTGCTGCCTCTGACAAATACTTGCGAGTGTTTTCAAGTGTACTTGCCATAACTGCTTTCTTGTTGCCGTTTAAGCCTTCAAGAAGAGCACCTTTGGTCTCCTGCCAGCGACTTTCTAGTAGTTCTGACATATTATATCTCCTTATTTAATTCCAGCTAGACGTTTCATATCAATAACATTTGACTCGTCTACTGTTTTACTAGTTTGAACTATTTCTCTGTTGCCTGTAATTTCTGTGCCTTCTGTAAGTTTAGCCTTTTTAGCTTTTTCTGGTGCTTCGCCGTCGATAACCGTTGGCAAATATTTGTCAAACTGAGATTGTAATCTGTTAGTTTGAACTGATTCCAGTAAGTCTTTCATAATCTCTTGCTGTTGATTGCTTAATGGTGCAATCAATCCATGCATGATTTCTTTACGCTGTGCAGATTCAACAAGCTGTTTCTTTTCAGCTTCTTGTGCTTCTACTACTTTCTTTGCTTTTACAGCAAATGCTTTAGCTTCTGCAATCTGCTTGTCTTTAACATCAACAACTTTTAATAACTTAGCAGTTTCTGATTTTTCGTTCAGATAACTTGCTTGATATTCATTTGCAAATGCTTCAAACAATTTACGCCCAAAGTCATTTTTACGTGCTGCATCAATGTCTTCTTTGAGTTGTTTAATTTCTCCTCTAAGAGCTTTATCAACTGTGGAAGAAACTGCCTTAGCACTTCTTTGGATAAAGTTTTCTTTAACCTTAGCCAAGTGTTTCTTAGCTTCTTTAACAAGTTTAACTTTTGTTGCAGCTAAGTCTTTTTTGTCTTCGTAGAACTCAGATATTTCGTTGGCCAATGCGTCAACAACAAAATTTTCTAATTTAGAAAAGTTGTTTGCCATTGATTTTTGTTCTTCGTGTAGCTCTGAAACCTCTTTTTTAAGTGATTCCAATACAAAACTTTTTAGTAACTTTGCGTTATCACGCATAGCTACTGCATATTTTGCTTTAGCTTCAGAAAGCTGTTTACGATCTTCTGTAAATTCAGCAATTTCTGCAGACAATCTCTCAGATACTAAGTTGTCAATAGCTTCTACCATAGTAGCTTTGTCATGCTCGTATTTCTGAGCGAATTCCTCACGGAGTTCAGCGGTCACAGCAAGTTTATTTTCTTTAATCTTTGCTTCCCACGCTTCTTCAATTTGTTTACGCACATCCTCTGAAACAACATCGTTTTCGAAAAGTGTTTTTAGTGCATCCAACATGTTTATATTCTCCTTTTATTGGAGTCTGCTGATTATATTAATCAGAGATTCTTTTAAATATTTTTGTGCCTTAGGGTCTTCTTTTGTTGCCTGTGCTAATTGGTAAGCCTTTAATCCACCTCTTGCATTCATAAGTTGTTCATAAATTGGAGTTGGATATGCACCGGGTGCTGATGGCTGTGCCACTACATCCACAGTGATAATTTCAAAATCGGAAACTTCTCCGTTTCCGCTTTCACTAACGTTACCAGAACCACGCGATGAGACACCTAGTTTGACTCCGCTTTCAAGCATTGTTTTGACTAGTTGTCCCATAGGTGTTGGTAAAATTTTAAGTTTTCCGTAACCGTTTGAGCCTTCCATCCACATTTCTGTGATCATATGGCTCACGCGATCTAAATTGATATTAAGTCCTTCTGGATGATCAACTTCGCCGAGAACGCTGTATCCGCCTGAGCATTGGTCGTTGAGAGTTTTGACAGCCCTACCAATTTCTTCTACAGGATAAACACGCTGATTAGCGTTGCGTACTCCGCCTTGTATACAAATTCCCTTCATATACAAGTCTTTCCCTTCATTGGCAGACTCAACGACGATTTTAGCTTCGTCGAATGTCAGTGTCTCAGATAAATTCATCACCATCCAAGTGTCCTTATCAATTAGCTACCAATAGTGCTTTTCTTATTAGCAGCTGTGTCGCCTGCGCCTTTTTTCTCAGCGCCATGGCCTTTAGTATCTTTAGACATTGATTTAGAAGCTTTACCACCTGGAACATTTACGTTACCACTTGCAATATCTTTTGGAGTTGCTGGTGTCATGCCTTTTTCTTCAGCGCCTTGTACTAAGTTAGAAGCATCTCCGCCCATGTTGTTTGCACCAGCTACAGGTGACTTAGTGTTTGCACCGTTGTCGCCCATTTTTGGTGTTACTTTTTCAACATACTCACGCATTTGCTCTGTTGGAGATAGTTCTTCTTTAGAACCTTCCTCAACCTCGTCTTCTGATGTTTCATCAACTTCTTCGTCTGATGCTTCTGGCATTTCTTCGTCGCCTTCATCATCCATGTCCATATCAGCATCATCAGCTGGCATCTCATCGTCAGCTTCGTCATCTCCGCCTTCTTTGTCTGCCATCATTTCTTCAAATTCTGCTTTTAGTTCGTCTAAAGCGTCTTCTAGGTCTTCGACTCTTTCTTCCATGTCGCCTTCTGGCTCATCTTCGTCGCCTTCTTCGTCACCGCCTTCGTCGTCCATTCCAA